GATGAAATATTAAGGATATTAATATTTGCATGTTCTCCAATCTCAACTAAATTCGGTTGTAAAACGTCCCATCTTTCAATCGTGTTTGGAGAAATAGTTTTGTAAAGTGAAGGAACTTGTAAATAATTTATTGCGTTACCATCCGACAATAAACTAAAAACATAATTATAAACTAAATCAGAAAAAGAAAACAGCGGGTTAATTTCATCGCTTATTAATCTGTTTAATTCCGAACTTGCAACTTCACGGCCCGACTTATTTTCGATAATAAATATAAGTTTTGAAATCCTGTCAGCATAAAAATCAATCGGGAAAAATATTTCTGGAACTGAATTTGAAAGTAAAAAAGCATTTTTTGAAGTTAGTTTTTCAGGGATGACAATATTTCCAATATTTTTAATCTGGTAATCAGAATCGTAGTCATACACTTCAACTCCCCGTTTCCCAAACCAATTTAATATATTGGAAATGCTCATTTATGCTTCTTTTGTATTTACTGTTGCAGAACCCGCATTACCTGCCGCCCCTGGAGTTAATTTTACTTTAATACTGGCAGAATTAATGCTTGCAAGATTAATACTAACAGAATCATTACCAATGATTTTATGCTTAATTTCTGTTACGTAATCTCCGGCTAAAAGTGGGCAGTAGTTTGTGCCATCATTAGTTAGGTATGACTGAATTACAAACTCATCATCCCCGGCCCCGGTTATCTCTGTTTGAATCCTTAATAGTGAAGGGTCTGAGGTTACGGCTGTTGAGGTAATTTCGCCAGTGGCTAATGAAACATTATTAATTATCGTTGCCATGTTTTTTTTACAAAGTTATAGATTTTTTTTATTAAACAAATATTTAATTTTAAATATTTATCATAGACAAAATCTAACAGTAAAAAAAGGCATAAAAAAACCGGGATGTTACTCCCGGCTTTCCAAATTCTTCAACCACTTTGAAATGTGGCTTTTTATACTGATTCTAAATAATGTAACGGTTTTTATACCTGTTTTGCCGGTTTTTGTTTGTTTCTCCGATGGTGTCCGGTTAATATTCCGTTACTACTGGCCATATATAGTTTTATGATACTTTAATTTAATAATGTTTGCCGCCAAACAAGCCGAATCAATTGCATCAATCTTGTGTTTGTTTACATTATTTTCATTTGATTTCACGTACCCGGTTAAATCATTAATGTAATTGTGATATTCTGGGTTGCTTTTGTAATTGATATCGAAAACAAAAAACTTTTTCACAAACTCATAATGACTGATTATCCGGGTTTCCTTTTGTATTGAACTGTGAAACGGTGCATAACCTACATTTGCCGGGAGTGCTTTTTTAATCAGCAAAGCGGCTGCCAAACCTACCCCATTCGATTCAATAAAAAACGATTCTATTCCGTGCTCAATTATCTTCAATGGTATTCTCTCGGCATTGGCCTCGATTCCAGACGTGGAATGAATAACATCTTTCACGAAGCAAACCAATCGCCCGTCAATTTCAGCAACATGAATAAATGGATTTGAATATTTGTCCCCGCCCTTGTCTGCAGGGTCACTGATTGCAAACCTGAAAATAATACACTCGTTCGGTATCTTTGATAAGTCCTGAAACTTCAATTGTGACTTTGGAAGCAAAACCCCTTCTGGTTCAGTAATCCATCCGCCTAAAACAATGTTTTCATATTCGGTCGGGTCTTCGTTTTTCATGCGTTCGTAATCCCTGAGAATGTTGCCCGGCATTTTTTCAAGTGTCGAATCTAAATAACTGGTGTGTATATACATAACATTGTCAACTATGCAATTATTACCACCTTCCAGGCCTTTCTTTTCAAAAAACTCGTAAAATATCCAATGGTCTTTTGTTGTCGGATTAAGGATGAGGATTGATAGGTTTTGCTTTTTAGTATCACGGACAGAATAAAATATTTTTTTGAATGTTTTAAAGTTTGGAAGCTCTTCGGCTTCGTCGTTTATAAAACAGTTGAATCCTGAAAATCCCTTTAAATTTGCTGATTGCTGTTTTGAACCGGGTTTAATCCCTTTGAATGATATTCGGTTTCCTCTGTGTTCGATGTGTGTTTGAGTATCAATTAAAGTACCTTCCAATCCAAGTAGTTCTATCTTGTCGCTGACTTCTGGTTTGATTGAATCAATTATGCTGCTATTTGTGTATCTGGTGTAAAGTATATTCCATTTAAAATAAGCCAAAGCAGTATTTGCAAATATTGAAACGGTATATGATTTCAGTGAGTACCGGCCCCCGGTGATTATTACAGTGTCAACTTCCGGGTGAAGTCCCTGCAATATCTCAAATAGAGGTTCAAATTTAATTGAAATATCAATATCATTTTTCATTCAGGTTTTTGAAATTAAATATTGGGGGAGTTAAATCTCTGCCGTTGGCCCCGGTTAATTCTGTGTAGTTCTGATTCAATAAACGATGTTCTTCGGTATCACAAAGTAATCTCATTGCAGCAATTTGTAAAGTCGGGTTTTCAGATTTAACCCATTTAGCCAACATGGAAGTAACTCCTTTACGCTTATTTAAGTTTAATGCTTCTTTTATGCTGTCTAATTTGTCAAGTTCTTGATTGTAAGCTGTTGCCCTGCTGCAACCTTTATAATAGACAAAAATATCTTTGAAAGTAAAAACGGCGTGTTTTTCTATCACTTCCAAAATCTTTATTTCGTGGTATTGTGGTTTCATTTTATTTTATCTAAAATTTCAGTTTTAATAGTTTCGGCAATTGCTTTCATCATTAATGGTGGAACGGCACGCCCAAAACCTTCAACTTTTTCAGCGTATGTTTTACCTGTTGTTTTCCAATCTTGCGGAAAACTTGCAATTGCTTTGCATTCATTTACTGTAAATTTCCTGTTATCCCAATGACAAACGGAACCTGCGGAGCTGCTTCCGTTTGTCGCTGTTAATGTTCGGCAAGGTTTAAATGGTGATTCTTTAAAAAGTGATAAATATTTATTGCTTTTCCCGTATTGCGGCATTTTTTTTAATTCTGAATAAATTGCAAATCGACTTATGTCAACTTCTTTTAAATCGCTTTCTGAATTAACAACAGATTTAAACGCCTCTGATAAACTTACTGTCTTTTCATTCGCTTTCGGGTAAACTGCTTCAATTCCTAAATCAGAACGAACACCAATAAATATAATCCTTTGCCTGATTTGTGGAACTCCATAATTTGCAGCGTTTAATAATTTCGCTTTTACGTTATAACCGCATTCTTTCATTTCACGAAAAAAGATATTAAACATTCCTTTTGAATCGCCTTTTATCAATCCTGAAACGTTTTCAGCAACAAATACTTTTGGCTGCATTGCGTTTATAAACCTAATATATTCATAAAACAAATCATCTGTTGTTTGTACTCTGTTACCGTATTTTTTTGCTTTTCCCCACCCATCTGAAATACTTCCGGCTGTTGAAAAAGAACTGCAAGGCGGCGAACCGTCTAAAATATCCAATTCACCTACTTTTAAGCCTGTATCTTCAAGTATTTTAAGCGGGTCAAGTGTTCTTATATCTTGCTGATAAACTTTCGTATTCGGGTAATTTAAATGATAATTTGCCGCCTGATAATCCAAAAATTCAACTGCTGACAATACTTCAAAACCGGCCATTTTGTAACCCGTTGAACTTCCGCCAATACCTGAGAATGTTGAAATTACTTTATACATAACCATCCTTTAAATTGAAGTGATTGGAAAAACGGCTCAATATAAGAAAATCCAATTTTAGACAATATTTTTTTAATTTCGGTATCTGTATTGTTTTTCATTATATACCTTAAATCGTGCTGTTTGTTTAAAATATCTTCTTTGCTAAAATTCTGCTCTTTAAAATCATAATAGCTGAATGTAAAGATGTCCTGTATCCTTCCGGTTTCGCTAAATATTTTTTCAGTTAAAATCATTGCGCCGCCTGTCAAAAGTGAATCATAAATTCTTTTTAATAAAGCTATTTTTTTTGAAGTTGGTAAAAATTGCAAAGTGAAAATTAACAATATCAAACTGGCATTTGGAAAAGTTAAATTTTCATCTGTAATATCAACATTAACAATATGATAGTCTTTTGTGTTTCGGCTTTCTTTAATTAGATTTTCAGAACTGTCATAACCAATGAATTTAACGTTTTCAACTTTGTTTTTAAAAAGCAATAGTTTTAAACCTAATCCAGTTGAACAACCTAAATCGTAAACGTTTGTATTTTTCACAATGAAGTAAGATGAAAGCGAATTAATTAACTCCCAAATATGTTTATAATTCGGAATTGATAATTCAATGTGAGAATCAAAATCGTTTATTGTATCAAAACTAAAATTCGAAACCGCATTTTGGGCATTTTCGTTCTGTTTCAATTTCATCGTTTATTTCTTTTTCGTCAAATACTTTATTCTGATTTTCCCAAACAGGTAAATCCAAACCCCATTCAGAAAGTAAGTCGCTGTCCCATTCATTCGCCAACTGGTCAAAGTCCCATTCACCAAAACCAACATTATCTTTTATTACAAATTCCTGCCATTGTTCCGTAGTTAGGTCTTTCCCCTGCTTTACATACGTTTCCGGCACTTCTTTTACTCCCATGTGCAAAAGTGCCTTAAATCGCATATTACCGCCCTGGATGACGTTATTTTCATCAACTACAATCGGGCGAAGTTCCATCATTTGCGGGAATGTTTCTAAAGATTTTACCAGCTTCAAAAACTTATCATCTTTGATTAATCGCGGGTTTTTTGGATTCGTCTTTAATGAAGATAATTTTATCATATCTGCAAAATTACAAATTTTTCAATTCAAAACAAAATTAAGCGGATGTCGGTATGGTGGCCGGAAATTCAGCCGCTTGCCATTACAGAAATTTGTATTTTTAATCTTTCAAGTTTTAACAGCCGGGCGGCTTTGGTAGGCCAATTTACCCGGCTGAATTTAAATCAAAACTTATTCAAACATTTTTAATTGGAGTTTGCTTTCTTCCGCATTTCGCACGTTTTTTACAGCGGTTTCGAAATAAGAATCTTTCAACTCAATTCCGATTCCGTTACGTTTATTCTGAACTGCCTTATAAATCTCTGAACCAATCCCCAAAAACGGCGTAAATACAACGTCACCAACATTCGACCACATATTAATACAACGGTGAATTACTTCTAATTGTAGCGGTGCTATATGTTTTTCGTCTCCCATGTCGGTTCCCTCTTTGTTATTTAACACATCGGTTCTCTTAATGTCAAACCAAACATCTGAGTACCAATCGCGCGGCAAACCTTCATTGCATTGGTTTTGAATCCTGAATAATTCAGATTTCATAAATAGAATTGTTTCAATCAATTCCGGCTTATTGTAATTTGAAAGGTTTTCCTTAAATACCGGACTTGCCCACTCTTGCCATGTATCAAGTTTAAAATTCTCCTTTGTAATATTGGTAATTGGTTCCCATGTCGTTTCGTCCGAATCATCCCACTTTTTGAAAACTGTGATATATTCAGCCATCCCGATTCCTGTTTTACTGGAATCGCTGGTAATCTGTTTATACAGCAATCTTTGTGTTTTTGTACGTTGCATTTCCAAAACAGGGTCAGTCCAAATAGTGATTTTCGAATGGAGTTTAAATCCGGCATCTAAAACGGCCCTGGTGTGTTCGGCTGTAAAATCATATTGCCCGGTATAACCAGAACTATTTTTATACACTCCTAAGTCTTTTGTATGGCAACAAATCAGCCTCCCGGGTTTTAAAATCCTATAAATATCCTTTAGTAGAAAGGCATATTGTTTAAAAAACTCCTCATGGTTTTCATTGTTACCCATGTCATGAATGTAGTTTGAATAAGTAAACAATGAACTGAATGGTGGTGACCAAATACCAAAACCAACTGAATTATCTGGTATTGTTTTTATCTCAATACACGAATCTCCTTTTATTAATAAGGCATTATTAAGTTTTACTTCTTTTCGCTCATATTCGTTTAACAGCCCGTAAACATTTGTATTTATGTTTCGGTTCATTTCCTCTTGCATTTCTTTGAATTGCTTTTCTTTTTTCTCAATTGTTTTTACAACGTTTTCCATAGTATCTGTTTTTATTAAGTGAATATTTACATTCGAATTTTGTCCGAAGCGATATGACCGCCGGACCTGTTGATAGAATGATTCAAAACTAAAATCAAGTGAAGGAAATATCTGAGTTGAACAGTTTTGGAAGTTCATTCCGAATTGTGCAATTTTAGCCTTTGTAATTAAAATTCTAAACTCGTTTTTTGCGAATCCTAAAAGTGTTTTTTCTTTAAATTCAACTGAATCGTTTCCTTTTACCTCTTTGCAATCTGTCAGATTTTTACGTAACCATTCGCCTTCTTCATTCTGTTTTACCCAAATTAATATTTGTCCTGGCGTTTCATTGCAAATTTGTACTGTTTTTTGAAGTCTTTTTTCTTTAGTTAACCTTAGTTCAGCATTGAAGTTGGTAGCATTTACGTGGCCTTCATTGAATAGTCGTCCGGTTCCAATTTTTAATTCGGTTACTATTTCATGTTCGATAAATTCAAGTTTCGGTAAAATAAACCGTTTTCCAGTTTCACAAAAACCCATATCGCATGGATTAACAAGCATCGTACTCCAGCTACTTATCCATCCATAAAAATCCTTTTTTGCATGACCTTTCAAACGGTAATTGTTCATTCCTTCATCCCTTACAAACCATTTTGAACGCATGTCCTGAGCGTCTAAAATGTTCAAAAATTCAGAATGATTCCCGATTTCATTCAGGTCATTTGGTGAAGGCGTTGCAGTGCAGGCTAATTTATAAGGAGTTAATTTAAACTTTTCAATAATCAAGTTTTTATATACTCCGGTAAAATTTTTCAGAATTGAACTTTCGTCTAAAACTATTCCTGAAAATAAAGTACAATCAATATTTTCAATCTGTTCATAATTTGAGATGTAAATTTCAGTTTCAGTTTGATTTTTGTACTTTTTAATTTTAGTGTTGAATTTTATTCCTTCCTGAATTGTTTGCGCTGCAACTGCCAAAGGGCAAAGTATTAAAACAGGCTTATTTGTTTTAATCATTACTTGTTTTGCCCAGTCCAATTGCATAGGTGTTTTGCCTAGTCCGCAATCTGCAAATATTGCGAACTTACCCGACTTTAAAGCACGTTTTACAATGTGTTTTTGAAAGTCGAATAACATCGGATTAAGTTTTGAATCCTGAACATCAAATCCTGACTGGATTACTCTTCTCTGTTTTGATTTTAAAAACTCTTCATAATTCATTTTGTTTTGATTTAAATTAATACTTAAAATTAATACTTAAAATTAATATTTTGTTTTTACTTATATATTTATTTTGATAGTAGCCAATTACGGCAGCAACCTGACAAATCCTTCATTGTTCAGATTTTTATTAGCATTTATGCTATCCAAATAATCGTCAATTGCAAGTTCTTTAAATTGCTGCAATACAATTAATGGTTCTTTTTCTGGCGACAAATCAATCCATGACTCAACTGAAAAATTTCTATTACCTAATCTTTGATTTGCAAAAATATGCCCTACAAATAAATTAGCTTCTACCATTACTTCGTTTGTTTTTTTTAGTATTTGAGCTAAATCAAAATCAAATTCTTTTTTTTCTACTTCGGATAATGATAATAAGTTTTGTTTTGATTCATCATTTCCGAAAGACAAATAACCTGTATTATTCATATTTGTAAAAATTAACTGGCTATAGCGGTAATACAACATTGCCTTTTTCTTCGTTGATACTTTTTACGTTTTCTGCGTAATCCAACTCCTTTTGCTTTGCAATTGCATAAGTTAAGCAAATTGATTCAAAAATGTCTCCATGTTCGAAGTGGCTTTTTATCTTGTCAAAAAACCAGTCTAATGTTTTAAATTCTTGCCTTTTCATTTTTGATTTTGCGGCAGCATAAACACTGCACATCGCAGCTTCATATCTGGCTTTTGCGCTTGAATTAGCATAAGCAGCCGGAGAAAGCCCAAAGAACCCGGCTATATCAGTATTTGATAAGCCGAGTTCTTTTTTGAGTTTGTTAATTGTCATCTTCGCTTTCTATTTCGGAAGCCCTGTAATATCCCCATGAATAAGAATACTCCCCGTTTTCGACTTCGCTCTCCCAATTTTCTGGAACTACTCTCAAAAATTGTGATTTCTGTATTGGTTGGCCATTGTAGAAATAATTGTACTGTTTCATTTTATTTTATTTTATTATTATGAAGTAAAGATAAGTGTTTACTTAATATTGTGCAAGCATTTTTTAATAAATTATTAAGTATTTACTTAATTTATTTACATTCTAAATAAGAAAACCAAAACCCTCCAGTTATGATTCACTTTCTTAAACTTTCCCCCTTAACCTCAATAAAGTTAAACATTTCAACCATTCTATCTTTGACTATCTGCTCAATTTTAAGTTTTTCCGGCCTGAAATTACTTGTAACGTGCGTTAAAATTCCGGTTTGAAATAACTCATACCTAATCATAAAAAGCGAATAAATTAATTCATTCGCCTGGGTTCCGTAAATCTTC